TTCAGTAGCTTTTTTCAAACTAGTAAGATCCTTGCTATTTTTATTGAAAAACCTAAATGTTTGATTTATCTGGTATTGTTCAGTTTCTTTTTGCAAGAAATAATTCCAGACATACCGATTAGAACCGATCACTTGTTTCAGTGATTCGATTTGTGAGTTATTGGGATATAACCGGTATTTGTATTTCAGATTTTGCATTAGGTATTTATTACTAATTGGTTGACAACTGCAAATTTTATTAGTATAATTCGCCTTATATCCCCGACCTGAAGTTCGGGGTTTTACGGCTCACCGGATAAAAAAAGCCCACCGATGTGGGCTTTAATTTATTATGCGCCGAATTGTCCTCCGCCGCCAGATGCGTTAGTACTAACACGTCTTGGAGACCCTGATGTTCCAAACCCAGCAGTTGAACCAACTTGTACACAGTTATCTGGTTGTATTTCTAAAGCAAGTAGAATGATATCTTGACCTGCATATTTTAATGCAGCATAATCAGTTGATTTAATAAAACATCCATAACATTCCCATGTTTCAAGAACAGTTGGTGTTTGTGCACCATTTCCACCATCAAGCATTTCAATACGCATGGTGAATTTATAATCACCACCAGAAGCAGCTGAACTTTGTTCAAAAAAGTCAAATTGTTTCTGGTTTTGCTCACCAATAAGTTTACTAACAGCACCTGTTACATCATCGCGTAATTTAATTGGTATCGCACCAAATGTTGGTTTACCAGTTAAATTAATAGTTGAGTTATAAACTTCTATTTTATTATCGCCAAATGTGATTTTTGGTCGAGCTGCTTCAGCAACTTGTTTAGTCATTTCAGTAGTTGAACCAGATACGCCAAAGTTTTCAAATGTAATACGAAAACGATTGGAATATTTTGGCATCAACATGCCTTGTGTGCTAGCGCTTTGGTCTGACGCTAGCGGAACAGTAAATCTAGATAATGTTGCAATTGACATTGTATACTCCTAATAAACGGAAATCTTTATTATAGTATTTATGTTTTTTACAAAAATATTCTTGATCACTGTTTTACACTATTTGACTATTATCGGTGAGTATGTTATAATATAACAATTTTATCGCAGACTACTAAATAATCATAAAGGACTATAAAATGAAAAATAAATTAATTGATGAATTGAAAGATGTTCATCCAAAATATAGGATTAGGCACATTAATAAATCACAAGAACTCACTGAAATATGTTCACAACTTTACCCAAATGCACATTTAAATATAGTGGTATATTGTCTATTTCACGGTGGGGAACCATATTGTACGGTGTGCGGGTCACCGGTAAAATTCCAAGGAAAGAAAACGTGTAGTACTAAATGTAGAGGAATTGCCCAAATTGACCGGCACCCAGAAATAGCAATGAAACGTAAAAAGACGTGTTTAGAGAAATATGGTGTAGATAACCCAGCACTTTCTGAGGAATTTCAAGCTAAACGTGTTGCAGCTATGTATGAAAAATATGGAAGCGGGGCATCTCCAAAAGCAAGGGATTTAGCTAGAAGTAGAAGTGAACAGTTAAATTCCAAAGGCCGAATTACACTCCAAGAAAGATATGGTGTTTCAAATGCAGGAAAATTACCGGGGAATAAAGATAAAATAAAACAGACCCTATTAAAAAAATATGGTGTTGATAATTATTATAAAAGTGAAGAATATCTAAAATTAAATGAGATAAAAAGATATGAAAAATGGACAAGTGTTTTTCCAGATAATATTGAAATTCTTAATATAAGCAAGAATAAAATTAAAGAAGAACTATTCACCAATCCGAATTTTGAAATAGATATACATTGTTCAATATGTGATAATACTGAAAGTTTACCAACCGAAACGGCTAAATGGCGTGTAAAAAATACCGGGACACCATGTGTGGTATGTGGTAATATTTCACAAGGGTCATTAAAACAACAAAAATTATATGAATTTATTGTATCATTGGGTGTGAGAGCTAAACAAAATTTCAAACTTTCGAATAATACAGAAATAGACGTATTTTGCCCAGAATATAATATAGGGTTCGAATTCGATGGATTATTTTGGCATAATGATTTACGTAAAGATAAAAAATATCATTTATTAAAAACCAAAACAGCAAATGATCAAGGAATATTTTTAGTTCATATTTTTGAAGATGAATGGGATCATAAAATAGATATTGTTAAAAGTAGAATAAAGAATTTACTAGGATTTTCATCAAATAAATTATTCGCCAGGAAATGTATTATAAAACCAATAGACAAACAGTTAGAAAAAGAATTTTTAGATAATAATCATATCCAAGGTTATGCAAATTCTAAATTAGCGGTTGGATTATTTCACGATAATGTATTAGTATCAATGATGTCGTTTCAAACTCCAAATAAGGCCAAAGGACAAAAACAAATACAAGATAATTGGGAATTATTGAGATATTGTTCTAAATTAGATCATAATATAGTAGGTGGTGCTAGTCGTTTATTTTCGTTTTTTATAAAAACTAACAACCCAGAATCAATTCTATCATTTGCTGATAAACGATGGTCAATAGGAAATTTATATAAAGAACTTGGTTTTGAACAACAACGAGATACAGCGGTTAACTATTGGTATATTGATATAAAAAATGGAAAAAGAATTTATAGATATAAATTAAGAAAAAATAAATCAGATATCCAAGAACTTTCAGAATATGAAAATAGATTAAAACAAGGTTATCTACGAATTTGGGATTGTGGACATGCCAAATTTGTATGGACAAAAAAAAGCAGCCCGTAGGCTGCTTTTCTTATTTGGTTAAATTAGACACCACCAAGTGCTTTAATCTCACCAGTATTTTTCAATCGTAATGGAATGTAAATAAATTCCACTGCTTTAACTGGTTCAATAGCAATATCTAACCATAGTTCATTGCGGTCAATTCTAGCTGGAGTATTATTGCTTGTATCACATACCACAACATAATCATATAACGCACGTTGACCAACTAATTCAAGCAATAAACTTTCTGCTGCTTGCTTGATTTCATCACGAGTGATTTTATCATTTGGCTCAAAGATATATGGTTTTGCCAATTGTGATAATTGTCTACGTAAGTAAATCACTAACCTAGCTACATTAATACGGTCCAATGAGCTTGCATTTCTAGCACGGGTTAATTGACCATAATTAACAAGTCCACTTCCTGTAATGAATGTAATTGGATTTACTTTACATTGTTGTTGTAAGGTATCACGTTGACCATTATTCAATGCTACTGCCTGGAATTCACCTTCAGAATCTACATACCCAACTGCAGTTGCATTAGTAATACCGCCTCTGCGTGTTCCAGCCGGTGCGAACCATGGATAACTCACATTATCACTTAATGCAATAGTACGTAACATCATATGACTTGGTGGTACAACGATGTTATTTCCAAGGTTATCACTTGTATATCCCCATGGATAGAATACACCAAGGTATTCATCAAATGATACTAATCCATTGTCGTTATCTTCTACTGCTTTATTGATATTTTGTCCCCAATTACTTAATGATGTTGCGTCTGGGGTTAATCTTGCAGGCGTATCACCAATGACGAATGCTGTCAAGCCACGATCAGTATTTAATGTAACTAATTCACCAATCAATTCTGGATATCCTGGACATGCCAATAAATTGAATATACGGCTTTCTTCATCACGAATTTGCTGATTGCTATTGACTAATGCCTGTAAACCTTGTATCACAACTTTACGCTGTGCTTTACGTCCAAATGTACCAGAACCATCTTCTTGGTTAGCAGCTTCACTTACCCAGCGATGTGGATAATAACTTGACATCAATTCATCGCTATTACGTGGATTTCTTCCTAATACATCAACATAATTTTGTTCAAAATGTTTCACATTATTACCACTTCGACGTAAATTCCATAGCAACATACCTTTTGGATATAATGCTGGATCTGGAGCATCGAAATCTAAGAAATTACTAGATAGCAATTCAACAATTGTACTCTTTTCAGCTGTTGTACCAGTAGTGTTCCAACGAGCATCATGAAATACAATACCGTTTTCAGTAGTCTGATCACTGTTATCAACTAATACCCATGTATTAAGAGTTTTGTTATATTTGTAAATTAATGGGTAGTTTTCAATATCAGCGGTACTAATCCATAAATCACCATTTGCTAATGCAGTTCCATCACTTTGTGATGTTGGTTTAGTAGCACTAACAATAGGCCCTGCTGGATCGGTATCAGGTTCACCTGGAATACCAGCATGATTAATAGTTTTAGCACTTGTGTCTAAATACCCAACCCATGAAGTACCATTATGAATCATGATATCAATATCATATATACTGCTATCATACCATAATTGACCATCAACCGCGATTGCAGTTGGCTGAGTTGAACTTGGTGTTGCAAATCCTTTAGTATTATCAGTATCACTAACCGAGGTCCATAAACTTGCTACATAACCATTTGATACACCAGCTGGATCTGTATAATAATTAACAGTAGTTGATGTATTGAATAATTTTGATAACGGTGTTCCAGTTCCATCTACTAATTTAAAATCACCACCATTAATATGACTAATAACTATTTGATTTGTAGCACTTACCAACGATGCAGTAATATTTGATCCTACTAATACATTATTAATTGCTGTTAAGATTGCTTCTGCACTTGATAAACCATTTGTTGTACCAGTGAATGAAATTGAAACTGGTGCATGTAAACTGGCACTACTTGTAATTGTTTCTGAAATAGTAAATGAATATGATGTTGCAGAAAATGTATTATCTAGTATAGGTGAAGAAGTAATAGTAGTTGCACCAACCCCTCTACGACGGTATACTTTAAAATTAGCCAACCCGGATGCAGCTGCTGAATCATTCGATTTAACGTAAATTGAATTAATACTTAAGTTAATACCACCACCAGTTGAATCAATTCCAGCTAATGCAGCTGCATTACTACTATAAATTGGGGCAGATAATGATGACCATGCTTTAGTATTTTTATTATAACGTTTAACAATCCAATCTGCACCTAAATTATAATAAGTAGTTTTAATCCATACTGATCCAGTAGGTCTGTTATCAACACTTGATTTATATTGTGGAACCTGGGTATGAGGAGCAATACTCAACAAAGGTGCTTTATATGTAGATGCTAATATTCCAATTTTGTTAGTAGGTGTCAGTACAGAACCACTAGTTATTTCTACATTAGTACCAGTTGAATAAATTTCCAATTTTCCACTTGGTGCAGCAGCTGTAATACCAGCATCTACTAATGTTAAATTATTGTTAATTTCAGCAATTAATTCACTCAATGATGCTGCAACCATGGTTTGCCCATTAATGATTAATGTATCACCAGTTGTTAATACAGGATTACTAATAGTGCCTTGGATTACTGGCCATGCTGATTGCCATTCATCTGAACCAACTTCAACCCATGCAACTGCGGTATGAGTCACTGGTTTTTTATACCACAATTTTATAAGAGTGCTTACTGCAACAATTGCATAACTACCAACTGAACCAATACTTGATTTTGGAACATTAGGAACAGAATTTACTGTTTCTACTTTTGAAGTATCAGTAATTACTAATGGATACTTTACTGTAAAAGTTTGTCCACCTGTAACACTCGCTGATGCGCCATTCCATTCGAAAACACCAAATTTAGTATTAGCAGTATCAATCCAAAATGAACCATCAACTGGTTCACCAGTTGGCTCATCTGTTTTGGCTGTTAATTGTGCCAAATCTACATCTGCACGAACAACATAAGCGCGATTGCTAACACCTAGATAACTATAAGCTGCTTGCAACCCGTATTCATTTTGCTCACCAGCATGAATTGGGTTATTACTAGCATCAGTAATAAATTTAGGTGTACCAAATGTATCTGATAAATCTTTTTGACTGGTTAGCAGATACACTTTACCAGCATTTGTTTTTAATGTACCTGGTGCAATACCGGTACCTGATCCATTTTGTTTGCTTTCTTCCGAAGCAACAACAATTAAGGGAACTGTGCCAGGTGCCGCAGGTGTGTAAAAGCTTTCGTCAATTACTGAAACACTTACGCCTGGTGAACTTAGTTGAGCCATATTATAATCTCCTTTAATACACGTTCTAGATATATTTAGGGTATTTTATAATTTTATAGCTGATATGACCTTTAAAAAAGGGAGAAAAAGGTTTAATTGTGTAAATATTACTATGAGACCTTTATGTTCATGCGGTTGTAGACCAGTAGCAATTAATTATATTAAAAATGGTAGGACTTATTATAGAAGAGTATGTGAGAATTGTTTAAAAGGCAAGATAGTATCTTGTCGGTGGTTTAATGCTGGGTATAAGATTAAAAATCAATGTGATAAATGTGGATTCAAATCACCATATACTGACGTATTTAATGTATTTCATGTAGATGGTAATTTGAATAATTGTAGACCGAGTAACCTTAAAACAATTTGCGCCAACTGTCAACGGATACTGCATCGTGAAGGAATAAAGTGGAATCAGGGAGATTTACGTCCTGATCTATAATAAGATCGTTAACTCGATTATATAGTTCATCAATAGTACTATTGTTTTCAATCACATGATCAAATTCTAACCCATACCACGCCCATTCACTATAGTGAATACCAAGGTCTTTCAATTTCTGTGTTGCAATTACTGAATTACTACATTTATCACCGGCCACTGCATCTTTTACGTCCTTGTACCAGGTAGGTTCTGGTCCACGTTTAACTCTAATTATTTTCCCACCTAATTTTTGAATTGCTGCAAACTCGTTTGGAAATCGACAATCAGAAATGACAATATTATCTTTACTTGTTCTCAGTTTGTTTTCTAAACTAGCTATCCAGATATCTTGATGAAATCCATTCCGGCATACTTCTGTACCCCAGTTTTGAAGAATAAATCTTGGTGTTATATCCATACCAAGTCTTTTCGACCACCATGAATCAGGTTGTTCTCGCCATTCACGAGATTCTTTTGTACGACCTTCAAGTAAAGTTCTATCCCAGCCAAATATAAATGAGATAGCATCCTTTAAACTTGAGGCAAATGATTCACGACGAAATTCGTGAAAGTTTGATAGATAATCTGCAACAGTATCCTTACCACTGCCTATTGACCCAGTGATTGCAATAATCATTATACACTCCTTGTAATCTTAATATTATACCAAAAGATTACAAGAATGTCAATAATTATCCCATTATCCAAGTCAATGGTGTCCCACCTGGAACCATATCCCCTATTTCTTTTTCAAGTTTTTCAATTTCTTCTTTACCAGCTGATTTCATATCATTACCATTTAATGTAATCCCGCCACCAGTAGGCCCAGCAATACTGGCAAATAAACTACGAGCTTCACCTAACATAATTTTACAAGTGGCCAATGTATAATCATACAACCATTGTTTAGAATACATATCAGTTAATAATACAAAATCGGGACGATAATTAAATGTTTCAATTAATAATTGTTCACCATTTGCAAATGGTCTTTGTAAAATTGTCAATGTATGGTTCTGTTGTTTCCATTTATATTCAATATAACTGCCAAACATTCTTCCAACAAGTTTTTGATATCCTGCAAACATTTCGTATGTTGCTAATCCACCCATCATACTACCACTTAAAAGATAAGTGTTAGTGTAAGCCAGATTAAACGGTTCGAATAAAGTACCACCGGCACCCATGCCCGAACGTGATCCAATCGCACGACGAAAAACGTTGCGAACCTCAATAACTTCATCTGGTAATCTATATTCATTTTGATCTTGTACTAATTCTATAAAACTATAACTTTCTTCAACCGCATTAGAACTTCTTTGTCTAAATTTTGACAATGCTTTATCCAATGCTGTTTCATAATGACGTGGATCAAGATCAATATCTATCATTCCATCTCCTAACATTAATCTTACATATTCAAATACTTTATTTCTTTCAATTAATGATGTTTCTTCTGACATAATGGTTCTCCATCTATATTTAGCCTAAGATAAATATACTTAATATTATAGGAAATTAAATGCCTCGCCTAAGCATGTTCAAGCCCGAAAAAGGCAATAATTACAGATTTATAGACCGCCAAATATCACAAATGTTTCAAGTTGGTGGTACCGATTGTTATGTCCATAAATATCTTGGTTCTAATACTGATGAGGAAAATGCAACTGCTGATCAACCTCATTATGCAACTACTGCAGTTACTAACATACAAGATTTATTATTTTTAGAAAATCGTGATAGAAAATATGATGAAGAAATATATAGAATCCGTGGAATATATAATGTACAAAATATCGATTTTAATCTAAGTCAATTTGGTTTGTTTATTGATAATGATACCATTTATATGATGGTTCATATAAATGATTTTATCAATTTCTTGGGACGAAAACCATTGACTGGTGATGTCATAGAACTTCCGCATTTAAGAGATGATTTTGCATTAAATGATTTTGATATGTCTCTACCAAGATATTATGTAATCGAGGATGTAGGTCGTGCGAGCGATGGATTTAGTGTTACATGGTATCCACATTTATATAAATTAAAATTGAAAAAGGTTACTGATAGTCAACAATTCGCTGATATCTTTAATAAACCTGCATTAGATGCCAATGGCGACCCATCTGACATAACTCTACGTGAATTATTAAGCACTAATATGAAAGAGTTAGAAATCAATGATAATATCATAAACCAAGCAGAAGCCGATGCTCCAATGAGTGGATACGAAACTCGACAATTTTATACGTTAGCAGTTGATCCGGAATCAGGAAAACCGGTATTAGAAACATCAGGAAATACAATTACTAATGGTATTCCTGTTAGATCTGGTTATTCTGGGTATTTGATGGGAGATGGATTTCCGGTGAACGGATATGATTTTGGGCATGGTATTCAATTTCCAGCAAATGCTGCTCATAATGATTTCTTTTTAAGAACAGATTTTATGCCAAATCGATTGTTTAGGTTTGACACCACCAGATGGGTTAGGGTAGAGGATGCTGTTAGAATGAATATGACTAATAATGATACTCGTCAAACATTGAAAACCAGCTTTATCAATAACAATTCATACATATATTTTGATGAAGTCATGTCTGATTATATTACATTGGTCGAAGGAATGGATGTTATTAATACTAATGTTGATTATACTACTGCACTATATGTAGTATTGAAAAAAGATGTATTAGAATTAGATTTTGTTGTAAGTGAACATCCAACGTTAATAGAAAATAATAATGGAAATCTTACTCTTAATTTACCAGTTCCAATTCCAGAATCTGGTCAATGGAAAATAGGGTTATATAACACCAGAGAGGCTCAACGTCAAAGTCTTTCAAAAGCACTAAAACCAAAGGCGGATTTATAATGCAACATTTTTACGACGCTCAAATAAGAAGATATCTTACACAAACAATTAGAGTGTTAAGCAACTTTGTAGTTAAGTACGGTGATGGAACATTACATCGCGTTCCAGTACTATATGGTGATTCCGATAGACAAGTAGCAAATATTATCAAGCAGAATTCAGAAAATAAAGTTAACTCAGTTCCAAGAATTAGTGTTTATATCTCAGGGTTAGTATTGGATAAGGAACGGCTTGCAGATGCTACTTATATCGGTAAAGTTCATATAAGAGAAAGAGACATCAATGGTGGGTATTATACAAATACACAAGGTAGAAATTATACCGTTGAAAGAATAATGCCTACCCCATTTAAATTATCAATGAAGGTTGATATTTGGACTGCTTCTACTGATCAAAAATTACAGTTGATGGAACAAATATTGGTGTTGTTTAACCCAAATTTAGAATTACAAACGACCGATAATTATATTGATTGGACTAGTTTAACGCTTTTAGCATTAAACGATATTTCATGGAGTAGTAGACAGGTACCAGTTGGAAATGATTCTCCTATTGATATTGCTACTATTACATTAGATACCCCAATATGGTTGAGTCCACCAGCAAAAGTAAAGCATTTAGGTGTTATTACAAAAATAATAACTAGTCTGTTTGGGTCAACTGATTCTAGTCCTGTTGGGTATATTGATGGGTTAGGAGTTGATACAGCCGATACTGGAACGGTATCGATGAGCGATTTATTGGCAACTGAAATTACAACCATTACAGACTATAATATACAAGTATTTAATGACCAGGTTTTATTACTAGGTCCGTCAGAAAGTATTGTCCCTAGGGAGCCATCATTAGATATTGGTGTTAGACAGGGAACTGCTATAAATTGGAAAGATATTTTAGATAGATATCCTGGGAAATATGTAGCGGGTTCTAGTAAAATATTTTTAACGCAGCAATCAGGATATCAACTAGTTGGAACTATTTCATTGGATCCAATGGATAATACTATACTTGGAGTAAACTGGGATATTGATTCATTATATCCAGATTCATTAATTGACTCGAATGGGTTTATCGATGGTGACCCAGAATTTAATCAGGAAATTTCTAGAAGTAAAATAGATGCTATTATTAATCCATTAACATTTAATCCTCTTACTACATATGATGGGTATGATAACATTCCATTGAAATTAAGATTTATTATAATAGAAGACATTGGTGATTCTTTAAATGAAGATGGTGCTGACGCTTGGAAATCAAGAATTGGTGGTGATTTTATTGCTCACACTAATGATATAATTGAATGGGATGGTGATAAATGGAATGTTATATTTTATTCTGAACAAGAATCTGATACATTGATTTGGCAAACTAATATATACACAGGGATACAATACTTATGGAATGGGGTTTCATGGGTCAAGTCATTCGAAGGTGAATATAAGAAGGGTCAATGGCGATTAGAACTATAACAGATAAAATCATTTGTAGTGGAGCATTAATATATGCTAAAAATACACATCGTATTTTATTGATACAAAAATCAAACGGAAAACATCAAGGAACATGGGGATTAGTTGGTGGTACTAACTTGGCCAATGAAAATCCATGGCAGGGTTTACAACGTGAAATAGAGGAAGAAATTGGATTCTTACCAATCATTATAAAAACACTACCGTTAGAAAAATTTGTTTCAAATGATAGTGTTTTTAATTTTCATACATATTTCTGTGTAATAGAATCAGAATTTATACCAAAATTAAGTGATGAACATGTAGCGTGGGGATGGTTTGATTTGAAATTATTACCAAAGCCTGTACACAAAGGATTAGAACTTAGTCTGAGAAATAAAATTATCCAAACTAAAATTAATACTATAATTGAGATTATTGATAATTTAATAGATTATCAATAATTATTGAACTCCATTTTTCTGAATCTTGTTCTGTTACTCTGAAATTATATTGATTTGGAGGTTCAAATAAACTATTTGTATCTTCAAATCTACTTTTACTTATAGTATCAACCCACACTATTATAGATGGGTTTATTTCATCCCTAAACACTGGAAGAGGAGCTACCATATCAATAATAACATAACCCTCCTCATGTAAATCAGAACATTCTTTCATTCGTTTAGCTTGGCGTAATCTTCCATCATATGAAAAATCCCAATCATCGAATCGCTGTCTAAGAAAGTCAGCATTATACCAATTCACAGTATAGCCGATATCTTTTAATTTAATTGTTAATTGTTCTGCTAATGTAGTTTTACCTGATCCAGGAAGTCCGCACACGAGAATAATTTTTTTCATATCAATAATTGTTTCAATTTATATAACGGTTCATCCCACGATCTAGGAGATTGTTGCCTTAATAATTTAACATTATCCCCATACCAAGGAGATTGTTCAATAGAATGAGACCATGTATAATAGGCTGAAATGGGTATAATAATATATGTAAGTTTACCCATTGCTGCTGACGCATGTGCGACTGATGTGCAGCTGGTAATTACCAAGTCCAAGTTATCAATAATAGCTAATGTATCTTCGTATGATTGCATTTGTTCATGCATTGGAATTAAGTTTGGAAAATCATTAATTTCTTCTAATCCAACATCACGTTGTAAACTATAAAATTCAGCATCTAAATGTTTTACAGATTCATAAATTTCTCCCAATGGAACCGATCTATGTAAGTCGTTATCATAATCCGGATTTCCTTGCCATCTAATACCAATTTTCATTTTATCTGATTTCATATAATCAAACTTTTTTGAATATTCCACAGATGGAGAGATGTATGGTCCATACCAGAGATTTGAATAGTTCAAATTTAAGGTAGTAGGTAAATTCATAGGATATGTCCATAATATGTCTTTATCATTAGGAAGTTCTTTTATATTTGTGATGGTCTTAAATCCATTTCTATTAAACAGTTCTGCAAGGTCTTTTCTATCAGTTAACCAAATCGGATTCATACCGTAATCAGATAAATGTTTCATAAATCTTACATTAATAATCTCATCACCTATCCCGGCTTCTGCAAATAGTACAATTGTTTTTCCAGGTTGAATTCCTCCTTCCCAGTATTTGTATGGTAGTTTTGCTTTTTGCCAATAATTTAATTTCTTCCCTTCGTTTAAAAATAATTGTAATCCTTTTTGGAATTCATCTCTATAAAGATAATACGTACCAAGATTAAATTTAATTTTAGTTTCATATTCTGTGGATAAGTTTGGAGTATTTAATAATACATCGTGTAATATCGCTTCTGCGCTATCTTTATCATTCATTAAAAAATGAGAATATGCTTTTTCTAATTTGGTATCTACATCATCTGGTATGGATTGTTCAGCTTGTTTAATATATTTCAAAGCTAATTCAGGTTGATTAGCATGATTATAAACATTAATAAGATTTGCCCTAGCAGTCCACATCTTCTCATTTGTATACGCGGTAATCAATGCATTTTCTGAACATGTTATTGCTTTATCGTAAATTTTATGTTTGAAAAAGCATTTAGCCAAATCATCATACTCATCAAATTTCCAAGCATGTTTTTCCATAGTATTTAACAAGCTAATTGCTTGTTCTTTTTCACCGTGTGCTACTAAGTAATTAACCAATCCTTCAAGCATCTTTCATTACCATTAGTTTCATATGTGTTTCACCATACACATTATTAAAATTACGAGCAACTTCATTTCTTTCTTCGTCAGACATATTAGCGAATCGTGATTTCCAATGGTCATCCACTATAAATTCATATTCGATGATTTCAAAATCGACATTTAATGGTAATCCAAATCCACTAGAACTATTCCACTGCCCAATATGCCATTTATTATATTTTTTACTGAACAATCTCATATTATCAACAGTGATAAATCTAATATGAGATGGATCTCCGTAAAATACTTCACTCCTATGATGTGGTACTTGAATATCAATGATTGCAGTATCTTTACAAACACGATAAATTTCTTGCATTAATTGAAAAAAGCCATGACCAATATGTTCTAAAATATGATATGCCTTAACTTCATCGACACTATTATCGTCAAATGGTAATTTATCTTCTCCTAATTTAACTAGGAAATCAGGATTTGTTAATGGATCTGCATCCAAGTTTAGAAACCCATCATATCTCTTAAATCCACCGCCTATGTTAATCTTCATTCCGTTCACCTTTTATTAATATATAATATGTATTGTTTTGTTTTACCCAAGTTTTAATAAAATCTAATGCTTGGTCTGAAATTGGTACACCAATTTCAATTACTTTTAAATATTGTTTATTATCTGCAATTTCTATAGAAATTAATACATTGCTTTCTGTGGGTTTCATCCAATCCGGAAATAATCCTTGTGACCAAGCACATTGATAATCAATACAATCTTTTGGTCGAGTATTATATATAGAACAATTCTTGTTACATAAAAACAAACAAGATTTGCCATTCCCAAATGGATTTCCATATGAATTTGCAGTTAGCCAACCATCACAACATGCTGTGCATGACCCACATTCTTTAAAACTCATCTAGTTATTTTTCTATGTGAAAATATATCTAAAAACAAGTTAAATTCGTCATCAGATTTTGCTACAATTTCTATAGTATTGCCTAAATCGTTTTGAAATTGTCTTAATTCTAAATTACCAACTTCGTTTGCATACAATGTTTTATATAGTCCTTGTATAAAATTTGCACCATTTTTTAATAACCAAGGATCTTCTGTTGGAATTAACTTATTATACCATAAATCAAAGATCTCGTCAAGTTTTGATAAATCGCCATGTTTTTGAGTAATTGCACATAGTAAACCCATATAATAATATTGTGCCATAGTAAAATCTGGTCTTTGTCTATAATTTTTAATAATCAAATCATAGTAACGATCTTCAATCTTTTCATTTCTTACTGGTCTATTGATGGTTCCATAATGAGCAATGAATGTCATATCTTGGAATAAACATTTACTGATCCAACCTTCATCGGTTGTTGGATATTCATGAACTACACCTGTAAAATATATTCCATTGTTTTTAAATAATCTATCATGATATGGAGGATCATAATCGTTCTTATCTCCATATACAATACAATGTTTTTGATTAACTAAAATGCTATTATAATAATCTGATGTAATAAATTGTAATAATTGTCTTCCATTAATCAATTCTTCATCAGCATCCATCCAAAGTATATAATCGCCAGTACATTTTTCTATGCCATAATTTCTAGCCGCTGAAAAGTTACCTAATCCATCATCTTCTTCCCATTTATAATCATAAATTTTATCAGTATATTTTGATGCTATTCTTTTAGTATCATCAGTAGACCCAGTATCAACAATAATTATTTCATCAACTAAATTATAGATTGATTTTAAACATCTTGCTAAGTTATTTTCTTCATTCTTGACAATCATACTAGCAGATATCTTTTTGTATGGACGAGTTTTGATAAACTTATCTTGATAATCTGGTTTATGGAATGTTGGAATATTATCAGGATCTACTGTAAAATGATATACCCAATGATAGATCGGTTCTCCTCTTCTGCCTTGTTGTTTATCTTTAATCGTTTTAATTGTTAAATCTGTTTCTTTAAATATGGTTTTAATATCGTTTAATTCAAAATGGTGCAAATGTTCTATATGTTTATTGTCTTTATCTAAATTTTGCCATGGACCAGCTGGAGTAGTAAAAATAAAAGTACATTTCTTTTTAACCAAAGTCATTAATTTGTTCAAAAATGTTATAGTATCTTCAATGTGTTCCATCAATTCAGCAACAATAACAACATTTGCATCTAACTCATATTGTTCAACATTTAATACATTATCATGAATAGTAATGATTTGATTGTACTGTGATTTATATGTTTTTTCAAAATTATCTAATGCATCTTGACAATAATCATATGCATATAAATTGTTTATATACAACGAATATTTTTCTAATAATGGTAATGAAACACACCCATCATAAGAACCTAAGTCTAATACATTTAAATTGTAATTATGTTCTTTGACAATATACTTCATTTCATCAACAATAATATTGATTCTTTCACAGGAATTTCTGCCACCATCAATATATTTGTGATCTTCAATATTATCAAAATTACAAATATCAATCAAATCATAATATTTTTTATCTCCAGACAGTTCTTTTGCTGCTACTAAATCAGAATAAATTTCTAATTGATCTAAAATCGCTTGTTTGTTATTATTACTTCTTTCAATAAACATAGAATCAATTTTATCATTCCAAGTTCTAGCAACATTACTCCAATCATAAGGTTGTATTAATTCTTTTGCTTTTAAAACTTCTTGTTCGTAAGTTTTGTCTTGATATTTGTCAAACAATGCTATAAATTCTTGATCATAATTATCACCATGCGAAATTTTTGTATCAGATTTAACAGTTTCTGCTAATGCATAATCATCAGTTGTCATAACTAAACAACCAGATGCTTGCGCTTCCATAGCATTGATGCATGATGTTTCACCTTTGCAATCTGTCGGATAAATCATATAAGCACAGCGATTCAATAGAGAATAATAATCTTTTTTACTTAATGTTCCATTATCTATTATATTTTTTGATGATTTTAATAATTCATTTGACTTTTTGAATACTTCATAAAACATATCACCTGATTGATAATTTGCCATTGTATTTTGATATCCACAAATATGTAATTTTGCTTCTGGATTTTTATCAACTATTTTTGGCCAAATATCTTCTAAAAGTTTAACTAGTCCACGTTCAAATCTTGCAGAATATATATAGTTGTTTTTCTTTTGTTCAAATGGTATTGTATCAGAAACTAAACTTTTATCAAATCCATTGGATGTTACCCAAAATGCATCCTCTTCTAAATTATACGAATTTTTAAAGAATTGTTTATGATATTCTGATAGACAAAATATTTTATCAGCAACCGATATAGAAAGTTCTGGATTATCAATAAAAATATCGTGTGTCCACAAAATATTTAATTTTGAATCTAACGGTTTTGCTAAAAATTCGGTATATCGGGATACAATACAAACATCAGTCTGACATTTTTCATCATTATTAAATTGAACATAACTTCTATAATCAACACCATCATATATTCCAGGTTTATCACATTCACAATAAACTGTAACATCGTTTCCTAAATATGAGAGTTCTCTAGCCATATAAATCATAGCTGATTCTGAACCACCTAATGATTTTTCAATTAAAGAATTGCCGTTAAATTGTAGCCCAAGGGTTACAAATGATATAGTTTTTTTCATCGCCAAACCTCCATATCACTAAATTTATGTTGTATATCTGGTGGGATAATAGTAGGTCTTTCGATCCATTGTACTTTTTTTCTAGTAGAATGTAATCCTTTAACATTTACATCAGCATCAAATTCATCATAAGAAGTTTCAACATTGTCGAAATCGTGTTGGTAATATGGTTGATCTATGAAATTATAGATTGCTTTCATCATACCGTCTGGATTTTTACATAATTGTTCGTATTCTACTAGCATAATCATATTTTTTTCATCTGATGTAATTGCTTGTTTTAATCCAAGATATGCAAAACCAACTGTAGAATCTTCTCGCATTAAATAATCGCATCTTGAATAAACATTTTCAGCATATTCATCTGGGATCATTAAATTTTTATCATAGGGATTTTTTCGATACAATCGTTCAAAAGAATCTAATACCCAATTGATATCTCTTACACAAATAATAAGTCTTGTAGTTGGATATAAATCTTTAAGAAATGGGGTTAATAATGTCCATCCACGATTTGTATCAAAAAATACTTGTTTAGATGGATCGTCATAATAATTGTCAAAAATTCCGTGAATAATATTTTTTCGTTTTTCTGCTGGACATTGATGTCTATAACCAGACATAGCTGATGATTGTTCAATTATAGATCTAGTAAATCGTGCTAATGGTCCAGATATCGATGCTTGAAATTTTGGATTTTGATTTAAGATTGTAGAAAGAAGGGTTGTCCCAGAACGAGGCAACCCTGAAATGAAGTAATATTGTTTGTTCATAAATATCTCGTTGTTTGAAATATTTATATACGTGTATAATAGTGTAAAATATTTTACATGTCATCTTTTATTGATGCGGTATAACCAAAACTACATGCTACTTGTTTCCAATTAGTTTCACCTGCAATGGTCTGTACTGGTGATCTTTTATTGACAATGGTG